GATCGCCAAGGGCCTTGTTAAGTTGCGCAGACAATTCCAAACATCGAACGCGCGCTTCTAACTCATTCATTAGTTCTGATCCGGGTAAGCATAAGCATGAAGCTGCGCCATCTTTGTTACGGCTTCAGCGTTCTTGCCAACATACTTGGCGACAAACTCTTTATCCTGCATCAACGTTTGGATCTGCGCTTTTGCCGCCGCAGGTGTCATCGTCGATCCAAAGCCAGAGTTGTTTGCGCCAGTAACAAGACGATCTTCTGGAACAAGCGCGCCGTATTTCTGGAACAACTCCATCGTCGCTTTTGTGCCAATAGCGTTTTCGATTTTATCAATCGTTTCTTTGCTCATGCCCAACTGCGCCGCACCTTCGCGCGCAATCAGCACGTTTTTTTCATAAGCCGCGCCCCATTCATTGCGCAGCTCTTGATGCTCAGCCTCAGACTTGGCGGCTATCGCAGCCGCTTCGCCTTCCTGGCCTTTCGACATCATCTCATTAAACCAGCCAGCAAATTGCTCGCCTTGGTTCTTAGACAATCCAAGTTCGTGGAATTTTTCTGACAAAACTTTGCCAAAGTTCTGATCGCCATTCGCGACATCGAACTTATATCCGTCTGGACCCGTTGGGCGACCCAAGCGGTCATAAAGATTACCCCAATCTTTGGGATCGGCGTCAGCTTTTGGTACAATAACAGCATTATTCGCTTTGTCTGCGCCAAGAAGCTTTTCTAAATTGCGATAACTATCCAGCGCTTTAAGCGGACTATCCCAGCCTTTGTTCTGAGCGTATCCAACCGTTAATTCATCTGCGCCATTCAGCCACTCAAATCCATTTGATAGCTGACCAGGATTTCCGTTATTTTGTTCGGTTATTGCGCCGGTTGATGTTGGGGAGACGGGCGCAACGCCAAGTGGTGCGCCTTGTCCGCCGTCTGCGGGGGCCATATCTGACATTTAATTATTCCTTGTCATTAAAATGCTGGCTGTAATCACGCAGTTGCTTTCTGTCTTGGCGTGCCAGCATAGATCCGCCAAAGATCGTCATCAGTTAATTTCAAATGATGCTGAATTCTTAACCAGACTTCGCGCCTGCCTTCCAAGACAGCATGAACGCGCGGATCTGGGTTAAATGTGGTTTCGTGAGCGCGACAGAACTTCGCCAGATCATCCAAAACTTCATCGGCAAATGTACCATCAAACGTACGAGTGTATGCCGTGCGTCTGCGCGCCAAATACCCTTTGACTTCTTTGATTTCAGTCATCAGCCGTTAGCCGTTGGGTTGTCCTGGCGATGCAGAGGTGCCTTCCGGTGCAGCCGCCTTTAGCATCTGCGCCATTCCAGGCATCGCTTGTACCATCGTTTGTTGTTGATTGGCCTGCGCACGCGCCTGTCGCATCTGTTCGACTTCTTTCGGATCTCGGACAAAGCGGAAGGGCGCGCCATTGATAGCCATCAGCTCCGGTATGATTGCATCTGTGTTGAACCAATCCATCGCTGATGGATCTTGCGTCTGCGTTGCGATTTCCGCTGCCCATTGCAGCGTGCGCATCGTGCCAGCCGCTTCGTCAGAACGCATCGCGCGATTAAGTGGCGCGTCATACTCGACTTGATATTCAGCGCCAGCTTCAACCAACGCCTGCGGCGGTGGCGGAATCAAACCTTGCCACGCCAACAAATCAAACTCGCGTTCAATCTGCGGACCAATAGACTCAGACTGAAAACGACCCATCGTCGGTGACAACAACGCGCCTTTTTCACGCGCGCGCTCCAACACCTCTGTTGCGGTCATCTGAGGTGTTTGAACTAAAATTTGGAAAAGCGTAACAAGAAAGGCGTCGTTAATTACTTGCCGCTCATCATCCATCAATTCCTTGCCAATATTCACATTCCCAATGGGCAATGTGTGAACCAAAGGCCGACCATCAGCTGTTACGCCGCCGTAGTTCATTGATCCTGGCTTCAAGCTAAAGCCATCAATAATCCCATCATCATGCGCAAGCAGAACTGGATCAACAGCTCTGTGGCCTTGCTTAATCAGCGTTTTCTTTTCTTCATTCAAAACGCTAATTGATGGCAGCACATTCATTGCAGGGCTGCGGCCATAAAGCTCGCCAGGAGCCGTGATATAGCGCGCGGTAGAGTAGGGCATACACCTAAACCCACCTTCCGCCAGCAAATGCGTTGCCTCGCGCAAGATATAATAGCTGCCGTAACGATAGCCTTTGCTACCAAACCTTGGCTTAAAGTCCGCCGTAATTCGCGGCTTCACAACATGAATAATCTGAACCTCGTTCTCCGGCTTGTTTTTAAGCTGAGTAACATGGCTCTCAGGCATCGCATCGATCCCCCATTGCTGGGCGATCTGGCGCAATGTCATCTTAAAGCGGCGGTAAACCGTATCGACTTGACCTTGAAAGTTGGTCGCAAAGAACAATTCGCCAAGATGCACATGGCGATAACGCAACCCTTTAATCCCAGGATTTACCGGATCTTTGAATTCGTCAGTATAAAGACATGAGGTGCCAAACGCGCCAAGGCTGACATAGCCATCATGTTGCTGTGCTTGGTATCCACTGTGCGGCGAATAACGATAATAAAACATCGCATCGTTAACCGCATCGAACCAGTTCTGAACATCGCCGCGCGACATCAGCTGTTGGTTAGGATGTCGAAGACGGTGCCACTTATTATTGGCAGGCGTCAGCATCGACTCCATCGCCGCCGCAAACTTCCACAAAGCAGCATTGGCCGTAACATCATACTGCCACTGGTTCCGCTTCATGCCAGGAACCATATTGCCTTGCTGATAAAAACTTGAGGAATAATAGGGGAGAACTTTTTGGGCGACTTCTTCCCAATGTTGCTCCCAAATACCACGCTTCATTTCAAGCGTAACAAAATCCTTCAGAAGCTCAGCTGCGAGCTTCTGGTTTTCTTGGCCCTGGGGAGTTTTAACCCCTTGGGTATCATCTGACATTTACTGTCCAAGCAAGATTGAGGAAACGTTTTGCGCAGCTGTCCTAAATCCACGACCACCACTTAATATATTACCGGCCAACCCACGACTTGCCGCAGACGCCTGTTTCTGAAGTTGGTCATTGACCATCATGTCATTTGCAGCTGTTTGAGCTTTTATATTGTCTTGCGCTTGTTGCGCTGCTTGCTGTTGCGCAGCTTGAGCATTTGCCGCAGCATTAGGATCTTGTTGAGGCGTTCCAACACCAGGAGCTGAAGACGCCGCAACAACTTCAGCTGCTAGCGGTGCGCTTTTAGCTATATAATTGCTCGAATTTTTAATATAGTTGTAAGCGTCACCCCAAAAAGACATAATAGTAAATCCTATTTGTTGCGATTACCCCAATATATCATAATTTACATCTCGCGCAATTCTATTGCGTGTGACGCTGTTGTTACGGCTGGTGCGCATGTCAATTCGTGCGACAGGCTGTGCGAATGTTAGCGCCAAGGCCTCAGCACTATCTGGCGATGCAAGACCACGCGACTTCATGTGATCTTTGCCTTCCAATTGTATCTTGTTGGAGACAGGGTGATACGAATATTCCGGCGAGATTAAATCCGTAAATAACTCTGAATCATTGGGTATCGCTCCCGTTGGAAGCCATTCACGCATTGTACCCCACAACTCAACGCGCTTATTATAATAAGTGTCCATATCTCGCGGACTACTACCAAACTGAACTTCAATAACCTTATATCCCCACGCCTTCAAATTATCGACGACACCGCCGCCAACACCATTACCGTCAACAAAAATAGCGCTAGGATTATACTTTCCGGCCAAGTCAGCAACGATCCCAGCCAACTGAACCGTATCGATCCCCTTGTGCTTCTGCCAAGGGATTGATCTTGCGTCTCTGCCTTTTCGAAAACAGATAACACTCTTGTCTTCACCAAATCGAGCAACGTCAACGCCCATAACCAACGGGCTACCTGGATCTGGTATAATTTCCCGCGTTTGTGCATTGAACGCTACATCCTTCCCAATAAATTGATTGCTACCTTGATTTGGAAATTCACCTTTAACCTCTACGCGCGACTCATCCGAGTCCTCTCCATACTGCGCAATAATCTTATCGAAGGTGCCACGATCCGTTCCCTCAACCGTTCGCGAGTCAATATTCCGACATCGCCAGAAATTTCGATCCTTGTGGAAACACTCGAAAAAGGCTCCGCTGTTACGCCGCGGGTTAGAGAAGACAAACCAGTATCGGTCTGGAATAGGCTCTGTGAAAAAGCCCTCTGACACAGTCCATATCGGTTTCGGGATTCCAGATGCCTCGTCAAAGATAAGCATAACCCCGTTGTGGTTGTGAATGCCTGCGAACGCATCTGGGTTTTCCTCACTCCACAATTGAGCGGCAGCGTAATAATAGCCAAGATCGATCTTACGATCTCGCTTCACCGCTTCACCAAACCACTCCGCAGGCCGCATTGATAGCGCCTGCATTTCAAACCAGTGACTGTTAATGCTCAGCGCGCACCACTTACCAAGCTCAGCCCAGGTTCTACTCTTCAACTGTTGCTCAGTGTTCGCCGTAATAATCGTCGTCGCACCAAGCCGCGTTGACTGAAACCACATCGTCAACATCGCAACCAAGGCGGATTTGCCAATGCCTCGTCCCGAGGCGTCGGCAGAACGCCACATTTCCATCAAAGCCTTCTGCGCCCTGCGCAAATCGTTTCGCTCAATATGTTTCGAGATCTCAACAAGCGTTTCCTTCTGCCAACCTCTTGGCCCCGACATATTCTCAAGTGGCGTTCCCTTTTTCCCCCAAGGGAAAGCAAAGAGACTAAAATTATACGGGTTACTGTGGATCTCAGGCGACCACATCTGAACCATCAACCGCTGTTCACCCGCCGCGCCATAAATCGGTTGTTGCTTCGCCATTAAGAAAAACACCTGTCGAACGAGCTATCTGAATCCAAAAAACGTTTTGGCGCGATGTGCATCTTCTGCGTGTTGAAATCAAAATCTTTTTTTGAAAGATATAAAACCGAACGAATATCCAGGGCCACAAACGCAAATATCTCGACGCCAGCCTCTTCATACTTATTCGTATTGTTTTGAGAATTGTGAACCGTAAAAGAGTATCGGGTATAACCATTATCGCGAGTTTCGAAAGTCGTCGTCGTTTTCACTTCAATTTTGATAAAGCGATAATCTTTGATCGCGATCAGATCGTAACTGTGAATGTTTGACGCTTGGTGGCATTCAACGTCGCGTCGTAACAAATCATATTGAACAAACGCTTCGCCAGCTGCGCCAACAAATCTTGCGCCTAACTGCGGTTTAGTTGCGTTACCTGTAACAACTCCGTCATCATTTTCTAAAAAATAAAAATTTGTTTGCGTAGGGACCCCGCGTAGCGTGGCTGCGTCGAATTCTTGGGGGCGCCACCCCTCGGCACCGGCCTCGGTTTTAAAAGAGGGAGGGGGGTTATTCGCCGCGTTTGTCATGCGCCAGCGCGTCATTCGCTCGACCAACTGATATTGTATCAGTCTCGGATTGCTCTAATCTATTAGAAAGATCAATGACTTGCGCATCAATAGTATTTGTTAGGTCGCGTATAGGTAGCAATCGCGATTGCGCCTCTTCCAATGCGGCATTTATATCGAGCTGCATTGTAACATTCACATCAATGCGCTCGCCGTATCGCTTGGCATAATGCTTTGAGGCAACCCATTTCCTGGCGTCTATTTGATTGCGCGCTTTCGCAGCGTCGGTTGCTGTATCTGCTATCTCTATTATTTCATCGGCCATTAAATCGGCGCGAATTTCAATTGCGCGAGCATAAGCTACAGCCGCTTCTTTATCACTTCTTAGATAATGAGTGAATGTTTGCGTCTTTATTCCTTCTTTAGCGCAAGCTTTTTTTAAACTATCGCCGTTCTCGACCGACGAAATAACCGCCGCGAGCAATTCTTTTTGTGATCTTTCCACATCAATCATGTGGCAGAAATAGCACAAATCGCAACAAATCAAAAGAAAATCGCTCAAATCGTAACAATATATATTGGCAAAATCGTAACATCATGCTAACTAGAGATCATTGGAGATCATCAGACATAAGGGGAATCAAATGGACATTATCGAAATCACACTAGCCGCAATGATCGCCACGGTTATTTTTACCCAATTTGCTGGCGGCTAATTGCGTCTAAATTGTTACGAAAATCCGAACAACCCAATCAAACTAATGAGGCATGACATGAAAAATAAGATCTTTTCGACCGATAGCGCCAAAGCCAAAAAAGCCGGAAATTTCGGCTATTTCAACGGAATTCATTATATGGCGCCAGCGTCAACTAGCGGCTTTAACTTATGCTCGCATGCTTCGCCAGAATGCATTGCGTCATGCCTTGGCTGGTTTTCCGGCCAAGCATCAATGGTTTTAGATTTAGAGAATGATTTGAACAATGTCAGAAAATCGCGCATTCAAAAGGCGCAGCGCTTTATGAAAGATCGCAAAGGATATATGCGCGACGTTGTCAAATCGATTAAGCTTTTAATTAATGAAGCGCATAGGGAAGGGCTATTGCCTTGCATTAGATTGAACGGTTCAACGGATATTGCATGGGAAGGAATCGCATGTGATTTGGATGGCGTGCCGTATAAAAACGTCTTTGAAGCATTTCCTGGCGTGCAATTCGTAGACTATACAAAAAACCATTTGCGCTTAAAGCGCGCTTTGCCTGCCAATTATTGCCTTACATTATCTTTTAGCGGTCGCAATATGCCGCAATGCTTAGACGCGTTAAAGGCCGGACATAACGTGGCAATTATATTCGACGCTTTGCCCGCGACATATCACGGCTTTGAGGTTATTGACGGCGATTTGCACGATTTGCGCCATTTGGACAAAAAGGGCGTCATTGTCGGATTAAAGCCAAAGGGCGCAAAAGCAAAAAACGACAATAGCTCTTTTATTGTCCGCAATGTTACGGAAATCCGAACAAGCGCCGCTTAATCGTAACAGATAGCGAGTAGATGCGGCAGGGTAAACGCCTCGCCGCATCGGCGCGCTATCTCGCGCGATATGAAAGAGGCCCTACCCATGCCAACAATATCTGAAAAAGCATCTAAGGCGCTTTATGGCGCAGCAATTCATCGCGGCAAAAATAAAGGCATGCTTTTAAAAAACCCGCCACGCGATAGACTCGCGCGCGCTGCATGGTATGGCGCGCAAATGGTTTGCAACCCCTACAAAGTAAGCATCAGCGCGATCATGTGGTTTGATGATGAAGAGCGCGAGATATACCGCGAAATAGAGTCGATCATGGAAAGCTTTAAACAAGCGACTAAGACTATACCGCCTCTTGACCAAGATCGCGTCACATTAGAGCGCCTTGGCGCATGGTAACAAAACAAAGCGCCGCAAGGCGCTTTTTTGTTACGTCTAACATTCAATTTTTGAGCTATAGAAAAGGGGATTCATGCCTCAATCATAAAGCGCGCCTTAATCACTCTTATTCACTCGCAACAATGTGAGAGGCGGGTATAATGTCGCGCGTTTAAACGCCTGCCAGGCGTTATCACGACCGCTTTTTGTTACGTCTTTGAGATAGCGCGCCGCTATTTCAAAGCTGCGTTGACATATATGTGAAGCTTTTTGACGCTTTCACATATATGTAAACTATACCTATTCGCTAGACTGTAGACATTCCAGTTTACAGTCAGAAAAGTGGAGTTGAGCGCGCTCGACGAGAAATCCACTTTCCCGCAGCCATTAAAGCCAGTGAGGGGCAGGTGGCTAATTTTAACTAAGTATTTGAAACTAAGGGCCGTTTCCAATTTTCCAGTTTTACATTCAAATGTAGACTAAAACTGGAACGTAAACACAGTTGATTCTAAACCGACTTTCCAATTTTCCAGTTTTTACTATATATTTAATTTACATATAGAAAAAATATACCTCATATTTAGTGATATACAGTTATGTAGAGTGATAATATCCTTCTTTATAGTAATTTTAAACACCCCTAAAAACTGGAAAATTGGAAAAACCCTTTAAAATCAACGACCGTAACTACCAGTTTTTGAAATTTAGCTCCAATTTTGGAGTTTAGCGCTGTTTTAGCCACAAAACTGGAGCTGCGGTTTCGACCAGCACCGTCTCTGTCTCACCCTCCGCCATTGGCACAAGGGTGAAATCCTTATTTCCATATCCGCGTTTGACATGCCGTAACAAAGTGCGTCCATCAACGCACTCAACAACACAAAGTTGATCGACTGCGTCGGGAGAGATCGTTTTGGTTGGGATGTAATACGCCAGCCATCCATTCATGTGATTTGCAGTCTGAAATCGTAACACTGAACACTGACTCGAAATGCCCAACGGCGTAACAACCTTTGTTGGTCCTAAAACGCCCTGGCGATGAACCAACTCATTATCGTCAATCCAACCCGTAACAGATGCGTCAGGCACGAATTGCGATTTTTGATTTAAAAAATGATCTCTCTGAAGCGAATAGCTTTTGGTCATGGTCTGCAAATTGAGCTGCCCAGCGGCGTGCAGAACCTCCAACAGATCAACATTAAAAACTCTGGATAGGATTTCAGCTTCTGGCGCTTTGAGCGCACGCTCGCCTTTGAGAATTAAATTCACCGCCGAATACTGAATGCCCAAACGCTCACCAAGGCTGCGCTGTGTGAGCTGCTTGTCCTTCATGTGGTCGTCAAACCATTTGCGATTTACGTTGAATTTCGTTTCCACTTCACGCCTCGATACTGTTACACGTTACAGTTACAATATCACTAACAAAACGTAAATGCACGATAAATGTTACGAAAATCGTATCAGGATTAATACTTACGCCAATTCATAAATCGCTGTAACAATCAATGGAAAAAGCCTTGTCCACATTCAATGTAACAATTTTGGTGTAAATCGGGGAAGAATCACATTTTGTTCTTGCAAATTGTTATTATTATCGTAACGTAGCAACAAGGCAGAAATGCTTTGTGGGTGGCTTAACTTCGCCTTTTGCCAAACACATCAATAACTTAAACAATTTACGGTGCTTAGATGGCGCAACCCCGCAACCAAGGTTTGTACGGATTTCCCACATATACCCAGGCTTCCAAGATCATCGCCAAGTTTGGCGGCGAACCGAATATGGCGAAACTGATCGGAATTAGCCGGATCAGCATTTACCGTTGGCAGTATCGTCGTCCTTATGGCTCGGATGGTTTGATCCCATCACCGCAGATCGACAAGATCAAAGAAATTGCGAGGATGGAAGGGATCTTGCTGACCAGTGAAGATTGGGAGCCAAGCAAGTTCAAATACGACGAAGAAACATTAGCCCTGCGCGCCAAGCGATGCGAGCAAATCGCTAACAAACTAACTCATTCTGCAAACCATGCACCTGAGTTGGCGTTATGATTGGGCCGCGCGTTCTGGGTGTAGATCCAGGTATTAGCGGCGGGTGGGCTGTTGTGAACGGCGGCGGCAAATTGATTGTTGCTGGCGTCTTTCCAACCAAAATCGTCAAAAAGAATGGCAAGAACAGCTACGCCATTGATGGCTTAGCGATGGCGTCCTTAATTCAAGCAACTGAAGCTACACACGCGTTTGTCGAAAACGTCCACAGTCGTCCGCGCCAAGCCGGTCAATTTACCTTTGGCCTCAATACGGGCCTTATCCATGGCCTGTTGTATGCGAACGG